TATCCTAATCGGTCATAACATTGCTTATGATTTGATGTGGCTTTGGGAGTCAGGGTTTAAGTATGACGGTCCTATCTTTTGCACTATGCTCACAGAGTATGTTTTGCAAAGAGGCATCAAAGAACCTTTGCATTTAAAAGATTGTGCAGAGAGATATGATTTAGAGACAAAGAAAGAAGACACGTTAAAGAACTATTTTGCTCAAGGTTTCGCTACAGATGAGATTCCAAGAGCAGAACTTTCAAGCTATCTTTCAGCAGACTTACATGCAACACAACAACTAAGCGATAAACAATACTATAGATTGAATACACCAAAAGATGCTGGATTGATGAATACTGTTTTGTTCACTAACAAAGTGTCTGTTGCACTTGCAAAGATATACAAACGAGGATTCAAGGTAGATGTAGATACTCTTGAGTCTGTCCAACAAGAATTTCAAAATGAAAAAAGTGAGATAGAAAAAAGATTACAAGTGCAAGTGAAAGAACTTATGGGTGACACACCTATAAATTTAAACAGTCCAGAACAGATGTCATGGATTCTCTATAGTAGAAAGCCAAAAGATAAATCTACGTGGATGAATAACTTTGCACATGCTATGGAAAAAAGTAGTTTCAATCAAACTATAAAAGATAATACCGATATAGTTTATAAAACAAAAGCACAAAAGTGTAGAACTTGTATTGGATCAGGTGTAATTAGAAAGGTGAAAAAGGATGGAACTCTTTATGCTCGATTACCTAAATGTCCTGACTGCAATGGGAATGGCTATTCTTTTATTTCTGTGGGGAAAGTAGCAGGATTCAAATTTAATCCACCAAATGTAAAGTGGGTAAGTGCTAATGGTTTTAGTGTTAATAAAAAAATGTTAGAAGTGCTACAACATGTAACAAAAAGAAATGACAGTGTGCCTGCATTTAACTTCTTAACTGATATACAAAGATTATCAGCATTAGATACATACTTATCTTCATTTGTAGAGGGAATAAAAATACATACTAAGACAGATGGAATGTTACATGTAAGACTTTTACAACACAGAACATCAACAGGAAGATTTAGTGGTGCTGATCCTAACATGCAAAACATGCCAAGAGGTGGTACATTTCCTGTTAAAAAAGTATTTGTTTCTAGATGGCAAGGTGGAAAGATTTTAGAAGCAGATTTCGCACAGTTGGAGTTTAGAACTGCAGCTTATTTATCACAAGACAAAACAGCAATGAAGGAGATACAAGATGGCTTTGACGTTCATGCATACACTGCTAGTGTCATTACGGAATCAGGTCAAAAGATTACGAGGCAAGAAGCGAAAGCTCACACCTTTGCCCCTCTCTATGGAGCAACGGGATTTGGGAGAACGACTTCTGAAGCAAAATATTACGAACAGTTTACAAAAAAATACAAAGAAATCGCACTATGGCATACCCGATTGGCTAAAGAGGCTTTAAACACACAGAAGATTAAAATACCTTCTGGTCGAGAATTTTCTTTCCCAGATGTTAAAAGAAGAACAAACGGTGGTGTGTCTCATTTTACACAGATAAAAAACTACCCAGTACAAAGTTTTGCCACTGCTGATATTGTGCCTTTAGTTTTGTTGGCTATTGATGATCAACTACAAAATTTCAAATCATGTATTGTAAATACAGTGCATGATTCTATTGTTATTGATGTGCATCCAAATGAAGAAAGAAATGTGATCGACATAATAAATAATACAAATGAAAACATGAAAGCAATAATTGATAAAAATTATGGTATTGATTTTAATGTGCCTTTGCTCTTGGAAGCAAAGATGGGAGACAACTGGCTTGACACTAAAGATGTCTCTTGATATAACTATAAGACTTTTTAAGGAGTTACAATGAGCGAATTAGCAAATTTAAACGTAGATAATTACGAAGACTTAGCTAGAGCAATGGGAATGGCTACAGAGAAAAAAGCACCCAAAAAAACTAGCACATTAAATAGATTAAGAATTTGGCACTCACCTATTATGGGTAAGGTTGAGGTTAATGGTAAACCCACAAACGTAGAAGTTATTGAGGGTGGAGCTTATAGATTAGAGGTTGTAAGCGAAGATTCTTCTTTTTACATTTTTTCCAAGAATATTACCATCAGACCTTTTATGCAGCGTTTCATGCTAAAAAGATATGTTGCTAATCAGGGTGCTAAAGGTGGAGAGAAAAAAGGCTCTTTCCACAGAACCATCATGGCTGATAGTCTCAACATTGATCTGAAAGATAACACAGGTAGGTTCAACTGTGGTAAGCCATCAGGTTATGTTGAAGACTTTCAAGCCTTGCCCAAAAGCACACAAGATTTAATAAGACAAATCAAACGAGTACGAGTGCTCTTTGGAACAGTATCTATGGAAGATCCCGTAGATGAAAAAGGTGTCCCTGTTGAAAACTTTTCAGATTCTCCTTTCATTTGGGAAGTTGACAACAAGGATGCTTTTAAAACTTTTGGTGATTTATTCTCAGAGTTATCAGAGAAGTCTAGATTACCAATTCAACATGCTATGCATTTAAATGGCACACATGCTAATCAGTTACCTAATGGTAGTTCATTCTACACACCTATTGTTGAAGTTGATTACACTGAGTCGTTTGAAATAAACGATGAAGATAAAAAACTTTTTGGTGAGTTTAGCATGTTCATAAAAGGTTTTAACGATTGGGTTTGTAAAGAGTGGGATACTAACGTACAAAAAAGACAAGGTGATGTTAGTGAAGCCGATCAAGAAGTAATAGAGGATTTCATTGATATTGATACAGAAGAAGTACAGTGATATCCAACAACCCATTTAGGGTACATAATATAAACTACTTATCCCCAAGTAGCATCAACACCTACATCACAGATCCACCACAGTGGATTATGAGATATCTATTTGGCATTAGATCAGATAGTGGTGCTGGTGCTATTCGTGGTATTGCACAAGAGCATGTGTTAGCACAGAAATATGAAAAAGGTTCTTTTGATTTTTTAGAACTCGATACTAAGTTTATTGGTCTTTGTGGTGAAGCTGGTATTGATCTAAATGATGATAAGGTAAAAAAAGAACGCAACACTTTAGCTAGTTTTGGCGAGGTGTTAGATAAAAATTTTAAATATAAAAACTTAGAAAGTTATCAACAAAAGGTAGAAGTACAGTTGGATGACTTACCCATACCTATCATTGGTTACATAGATTTTTTATTTAAAGATATAATAGTGGATTTGAAGACAACAGTTAGAATGCCATCAAAGCCTACAGAGGCACAAATGAGGCAGATGGCTTTGTATTCTATGGCATATCCAAAGAAGAAAGTGGATTTGTTTTTTGCATCACCGAAGATGCACAAAAAATTCAATCTTAAAAATTTGTCATTACATAAAAAGCAACTGCAAACAGTGGCATTTAGTATTCAAAGATTGTTATCACTGAGTGAAGATAAACATTATATTGCTTCTTTATTCTTTCCAAATGTTGACTCGTGGATGTGGTCATACAAAGCAAAGCAAGATGCTAGTCAAATTTGGAGTTTGAAATAGATAACGAAGATAAATATAAAGGTGGTCTAGAACTTAGTATAGCCATGAAGTTACATACAATTAAGGCTAATTTTGAGTATGAAACTATAAAAATACAATGGCAAGATTTGTGTTACAGAACATATAAACCTGATTTTATTTTAGATAATGGCATAATTATTGAAGCAAAGGGACACTTTACAGCGGCACATAGAAGAAAGCACGTAGAGGTAAAAAAACAACATCCTAATTTAGATATACGTTTTGTTTTTGGTAACAGTAAGAACAAGTTATACAAAGGATCAAATACTACTTATGCAAAATGGTGCATAGAACAAGGTTTCTTATACCATGACAGAATCATACCAGAAGCATGGTTAAAGGAAAAGGGGAAGAACAAACATCCAAAATTTATTAAATGTACGTAGGAGGTACAAAATGATATATAGAAAAAAACCTAATGCTATTTATATAGAGTTAGATCCAAAAGTAGATGGGTCATATTGGACTGGTGAGGTTGTATTAAACATAATCGCCCACCCAGATTCCAAATTAGACGCAGAGAGCAGAGCTAGTCTCATGCACTTAACACAATTGGTAGCATCTTCCGTGCCTATCATGGATTTAGATCCTACCATATTGACTAAGCTAGAAAACTTCTTAGAGTCTTTTGTTAAGAGTAAGTTTGTAACTAGAGAAGAAAATAGTAATATAATACATATTGACTTTAAAACTAAAAAAAGAAATAATCCTTGAGACATTTAGAGTATATGAAAATGAGAGCAAAACAAGCAGAGCAACAGTCTGATCACAAAGAGATCATGGACATGGTTAATCACCCACCACATTACAACAAGGCTGGCATCGAAACAATTGATGCTATCATGGCTGCTACTGATGGTGGTTTTGAGTATTACTTACAGGGTAATATCATCAAATATGTTTGGAGATACCGATATAAAAATGGTGTTGAAGATTTAGAAAAGGCACTATGGTATCTCAAGAAGTTAATAGAAACAAAAAAGGATGACACGAGTTAAAATATTGATTACAGTAAAAGTAGATCACGAAGAGTACACGATACCCTCTGACGGTAATCTAGCAGCGGAAATAGAAGATTACGTTAGAGACATAATACATGAGGTTGATGGTTTAAAAATAACCAGTTTAAGAATAGTTACAGAGGATACATAAATGATTAACAACTACCTACCAACAGATTATCAAAACTTTATTGCTTTATCTAGATATGCTAGATGGAAAGATGATGAACAACGCAGAGAAACTTGGATTGAAACTGTTGATAGATACTCAGATTACATGTGTAATCATTTATGGAGTAAACATAATTATACAGTAACAAAAGCATTAAAAGAAAAGATAAACGATGCTATTGTATCTTTGGGTGTTATGCCTAGCATGAGAGCATTGATGACTGCAGGTGTTGCTTTGGACAGATGTCATGTTGCTGGATATAACTGTAGCTACATACCTGTTGATAGTCCTCGTAGTTTTGATGAGTGTATGTATATTTTAATGTGTGGCACTGGTGTAGGCTTCTCTGTTGAAAGAGAAAATGTAGACAAACTACCTATTGTCAACGAGCATTTTGAGGGTAGTGAAACTGTAATAACAGTAGCAGATAGCAGACCCGGATGGGCAAAAGCACTTAGAGAGATGATAGCCATGCTTTATGTAGGTCAAGTACCAAAGTGGGATGTGTCACAGATAAGACCTGCGGGTGCAAGATTAAAAACATTTGGTGGTAGAGCATCAGGTCCTGCTCCATTAGAAAACTTATTTAATTTTTGTATTGAAAAGTTTATGGCTGCAAGAGGTAGAAGATTATATCCAATAGAGTGCCATGATATCATGTGTAAGATTGGTGAAGTTGTAGTTGTTGGTGGTGTTAGACGATCAGCACTTATATCTTTATCTAATCTTGGCGATGATCAAATGAGACATGCTAAATCAGGAGAATGGTGGGATGAACCTGAAAGAAATATCAAAAGAGAAGGACAAAGATCACTAGCTAACAATTCTGTTGCATACAAGGGTAAGCCTGAAATGGGTACATTTATGAGAGAGTGGACTGCTTTGTATGAATCAAAGTCAGGAGAACGTGGCATATTTAACAGAGAGTCTGCTAAAAAGAAAGTTGATGAGAATGGCAGACGTAGCTCTGATCATCAGTTTGGTTGTAATCCATGTAGTGAGATTATACTTAGACCATATCAGTTTTGTAATTTAACAGAGGTGGTTTGCAGAGAAACAGATACATTAGAATCATTACAAAGTAAAGTTCGCATAGCTACAATATTAGGAACTTTCCAATCAACTCTGACTGACTTTAAATATTTAAGAAAGATATGGAAAGACAATACTGAAGAAGAAAGATTGTTAGGTGTTTCACTAACTGGGATACTTGATTGCCCTATTCTTAGACCTAACAATACTAATTTAAAAGATACATTAGAACAGTTGAGAACTGTAGCAGTAGAAACAAATAAAAAGATAGCTAAAGATTTGGGTATACCACAATCAACTGCCATCACTTGTGTTAAGCCTAGTGGTACTGTTAGTCAACTTGTTGACAGTGCTAGTGGTATTCATGCTAGACACAATCCTTTCTACGTTAGAACGGTACGTGGTGATAACAAAGATCCTCTAACACAGTTTATGCAACAAGTAGGTATTCCTATTGAGCCTGATATGGGTAAACCTGATAGCGTTTCTGTGTTTAGTTTTCCCATGAAGTCACCTAACGGTGCAGTTACTAGAACTGAAATGACTGCTCTAGAACAGTTAGATTATTGGCTTTTGTTTCAGAGACATTGGTGTGAACACAAACCATCTGTTACTATTTCAGTAAAAGAGAATGAGTGGATGGATGTAGGTGCATGGGTATATAGAAACTTTGATGAGGTTTCAGGTATATCATTTTTACCTTTTAGTGAGCACACATATCAACAAGCACCCTATCAAGATATCTCAGAAGAAGAGTATAATAAGTTAATGAAGAAAATGCCTAGCACAATTGATTGGGGCATGTTAAAAGAGTTTGAGAAAGAAGATACAACTACGGGGAGTAAAGATCTTGCGTGTGTCGCAGGAGCGTGTGAAATAGTTGATATAGAAGGAAGATAAGATGAGAGAGATGCTACTAAGTGCATTAAAATCCTACTACGTAGGCAACATTAACAAACACATAGCTAATGTTGAAATTTATCTGAGAACACCAGTAGGTATTGGGGAGCACTCTGATATACAAGGCTCTATAGATAAAGAGTTAGAGGAGATAGACAAGTATGATGCTAGATTATCTATGATCTTAAAATACTTGGAGCGACCTACACAAGATAAACCTAATGAAACAAAAGAAAAAAGTTCTAAGTAGACAAGAAAGAGGTTTGGGTAAATATGATGCCCCATTAAAGTTGCAGTTTAATCAAGGCATGACAGGATTTAAATTTAACAAAGTAAATCCTTTCTCTGATAAAACTATGCAACATAGAGAGTGGCAGAGAGGTTATAACTCTGCTTATTATAAACAGGCAACAAGGAATGAGTCTAGAAGACGAAGCTAAAAAATTTATGCAAGGTAAAAAGAATTCTTTTCCAAGGCTAATGGAAGAGATTATAAAGAATCTAAAAGATATAGAAGTTATTGCTGAAGTAACTTTAAAAAAGTTAAGGGAGTTAAATGCAAAAAATAACTCCAACTTATGACCTATCTTGGTACTTAAAATGGATAGGGTCATTGTTCATCATGTCAGGGATAGTCTGCAGAGCAGTCGGTGTGTTTCCCCTCTACGATTTAGTATCCTCCTGCGTAGGCACTGGTTGTTTAACTGTTATGGCTTATCTCTGGCATGATCGAGCATTACTAGTATTGAATGGGGTTGCTTGTGCTGCTCTTATGATGGGTATATTGAGGGCATTTGCTACTTAATAAAGCCTCTCTCTCTAGCTATATTTAATAACTCACCGTAGTCATCTTTCTCTACTTCTACATTATATATATTTTCAAAATCTTGTACTACTATGGCTCTTTCGGCACTTGATAAATTTTTAAAGAAACGTGATTTATTTTTTCTAATAATATCATTGTCTGTGTCCCATTCTTTTGCACCTGTGGCATAAGCCAAGGCTTCGTTTCTAGCAGCATTTAATCTAGTTGTTAACATTTTCTTTTTTATAAGATCTGAGGGTTCGTTTATATATTCAGGACTATTAATAAGCTGGCTTAAACCACTTTCAACCATTGTAGCAACATACTGTCTCGCTTCTCTATTTCCTTTGGGATCACCAACTAATTTTCTAGGTGCAATTTGAACGTAGTCCATTTTAAATCTATCAAATTCTTTTTGAACATCATTCTTTTCTTCTTGTGGTGTTAAACCTGATATTTGCCTAAATAAAGGCATATGATTTCTAATACCCGTAGTTTTATACGGAGATGTTTGTGCAGGTCTCTCAAAGAAACCATCACCATCTGCATGTATTTCTATTGGAAAAGATCTAGTCGCTTGTTTTAATGCATAAGGTAAAAATTCTACATCAGTGTTGTCTGAAAGTAGTCTATATTCAGGACTAATCATAGCATAAACATCTTTTAACATTCCTGCCCCAACTACAAATGTACTTAAATAATTTCCTAACAGTCTAGCTCCTATTTCCTCTGCTCTTTCTACTGCCTTGATATCACCCTCTGCAACTATCGCTTTAGTTAATCCATCTACAAAGTCTAAACTAACACCTGCTCTACCAAAAGCACCACCTGTTAAAGATGTTATTAGATCTCTAGTTTTAAAATCAGGAATTACTTTGTCATTCTCATGTAATCTATACCCAAATCGTTTCTCTAAAGGACCATTAGGTCCTCCAAATGAGTATAACATATCTGCTATTACTGCAAATGGTGTAAAAGGTCCTAGTGCTGCTCTAGCATCGAATGTTCCATGACCAAAAGGATTTTTGTATACATAAGCACCTGTATTCTCGTCACCTAACTGTTCTCGCATTCCGTAGAAAGCAGCTAACAAAGAAAAACCTGTTACTTGTTTACCAAACCTTTCTGCTGCCCCTGATTTATTTAATATGTTTCCTAAATTAAACATACCTAATACAGGAGCATGTTCATAAGCAAATCTAAATGCATTAACCATATATCTTGGGAATGGTACAAAAGTAGAAGCTAATGCAGACTTACTAAAAAAATCTATAAATATAGCAGCGGCATCATTAAATGTACCACCTCTGCCTCTAAATCTACCTGTTTGATAAGTAAAGTCCATAGCTTGATTCATGGCTTGAGCAATAGATTTATCATCCATTAATTTTAAACCACCTTTATTAATTAAATCACTTAAATTATTTATTTCATTTTTTTTAAAGCCTCTACTAGATGTTTTCCCTGTTTTAGGGTCTACAAATATATCTGCTCTAATCATCTTATCAATTTCACGAGAAAAAACTGCACTTTTAAATAGATTATCACTCATTGTGTTAAAGGTATTAAAAAATCTTGCAGTCTTCATCATTCTGCTTTGATCATTACCAGCAAGTTGACCTATGTCTCCAAGCTCTCTAAATAATTGTTTTGCTCTATCTGAATTGCCTAAAGTAGGATCTTTAAACATTCTTATTAAAACAGCAGTATCTTCACTTTGTAATCCTAATACCATGTCTTTTAATACTAAAGAATCATAGCTAGTTCTTAGTTCTGCTTTCCCTAATGCAACTGCTAGTTTACCTGCCTCTCTAGCTTGATCATCATTAAAAACTGCACCTTTTAACGGATAATATACTTTACCTTGCATACCTCTATAAACTGCAGATCCAAAATTATTTAAGGCATAAACATAGTTACGTAAGTATCCATTAGATGTGTTTCTTACCGTTGTTGCTGCTTGTATTGTCATCATCCCTATACGAGCTTTGTTTAGGGTTGCTAAAAAATCAGATGTTGCATTTAAAAATTTACCTTTATCTGTTTTCTCTAATAGTTTTTTTCTTGCTGCCTCTGTTCCCTCACCTAGAGTAAATAATGCCTTATCTACTTCATTTAATTCTTTCATTATTCTTTCATTTAAATCTTTTTGTATTCTACCTGCTCTACCTAAAGTTCTACCTGCTTGAGAGATGTCAGCTAAATATAAAGCTCCAAACTCAGATGGAGTTATCTTGTATTTTTCCAATATACCACCGAGATCTTCTATTAATTTATCTTGTCCAACATCTCCTTCAGATGTTAATGCTCTATACACCCTAGATGTTATTCTTTCCTCTAAATCCTCTTTACTGCCTTTTACCACACCAAACCTAGGACCAACTTTATCGGCTAACTCTGCACCCGCAGATGCAATATTCGCTATTATTTTATCATCTAAAGATATAGCTAAATCACCTATAGGCTCTTCTTGACCTAATAGTTTTAACTTTTTACCCATTTGCATTGCAGTTGTACCTGCAGTTTCTTCTAAAGATAATTTTAATCTGTCATTAAGCTCTTTACTTGCCTTACCTACAAATGTTTTGTTGCCTATATTTTTAGATGTTATATTTTTAAATACCTCTTCTACATCATTTCTTTTTGTTTGTAGTTGTCTTATTGCATAGTTCTCTGCAACATTTGCAGTAATTGCTTTTCTTGTTCCTGTATACGCACCTAACAACGCTCCCGGTGTCATACTCAATGCTCCAGACAATGCCACTGTAGACATGTCAATCTCATCTTTTAAACCTAAATCTACTCTTGTTTGTTCTTGTGCCGCTGTTGTGCCTGCTCCAGCCGCACCATCAACTACCCCTGCACCTATTAGTGTTTTATATCCACCTTTGGCAAATCCCTCTCGTAGAGCTTTAGTTCTAGAATATTCACCTGCTTTTTTCATGGCTGTAGTTGTTATGGCATCTTTCATGCCCTCTTTCTTAACACCGTTTCTAATTAATTCTTTTATGCCAAACTTTATACCTTGTTGAGCAGCTAAAGATCCTCCTTTGGCAGCCCCAAAAGAAAACATACCAGCATACGTAGATGGGGCAGTAAACACACCACCTAAATAATCAGTTATGGTTTCGCCTGTAAATTCTGAATCCTGTCTATCAAACGTAGACATGAGATTACCCATTCTAGTTAAACCTTCTTCATCGCCTTTGTTTATATAATCTTGAGCTTGATACATATCTCTAACAGCAGTAACCTCATTTACATTCTGATAACGAAAATGCTCTAGATATCTGTCATAAATATCTTCTCTATTCGTAGAAAAATAGTCTTCTCTGTCAGCAAGGAACTGAGAGGCATCATTTATAAAATTAGTATTGTTTATTAAATTTTCTCTTGTAAGATCTTCTTGAGAAAATTGAGTGTAATCACCCTTCATTAAAGAACTCCGAGTTTTTTCATCTCTTCATCTATTTCAGTAGAAGTGAAAGTTGGATTTTCAGATTCTAACTTAGATCTTATCTTACTTGCATAAAAAGACATGTTTTTAGTTTTATTTTGAGTTTTCGCTTGTTTAAAAAGATTTACAAGATTAGGTAAGTTTTGTTGCTGTAAATTTTTGTTCTTACTCTCTACTCCTTCAAGAGGACTGCCTTTCTTTTTAATATCAATCAATTGTGATTCAGATAGTTTATCTTGAGGGAGAACTTCTAACTTACCATCTGTAACTGTTAGTTTTTTATTTGTACTAATTGCTTGAAAAAGTTTAGGCATTTGATTTACATCAACACCACCTGAAAATGCTAAAGCTATAATATCAGAGTAATATCTTACTGTTTCATTTATTAACTTTCTTTGTTTTTCACTGTCACCAGTGCTTAAATATTCACCAATATTATTTTGTTTAAAATTAAAATCATATGTTTTAACTAACAGATCTGTTATCCCTTTATCTAAAGCCATATAATCCCTAAATGTAAATGGGGTTACTTTACCCGACCTTTGTAGTTCTGCAGTTTTTTTAGCTTGTAAGAACTGAAAGTCCATCATGTTTTTTATTCTAGCTTCTTTTTTTATATAGTCTGGATCTTTAGGATCTAACTTTGCCTTAAACATTTGCAATCTTCTTATCTCTGTTGCAGGATCTGTGCTCATGCCTAATAGTAAAGGATCAAGTTTAACCTTTGCTGATGGTGGTAAATCATCTAACGCACCTGAATCGTTAATATCCACACCTGCCGCTTTTAATAGAGCCTCTGATTTCTTGGCTACTTCATTACCGGCAAAGTCAGGGTCTCCACCAAATATATCAAATTTCATGATACCAACAGCGGCATCTTTTCCTAACTCTTTCATGTCAGGCATAACCACGGGATCTACTGTTCTTCTTGTTATAAGACTAGATGTTATCGGAGTGCTATGATTAAATCTTTGTGCAATTTTTACAACATTTAAAGGAGATTCACCATAAGAAGAGGCGGCAGCAGCATTTTGAGAATACTTTAAAGCATTTGTTAATCCAAATTGATTAACCAAACCATCAGCAGCCAATAACACATCTTCTGCATCATTGCCCTCTATGCCACCTAGATTAGATATAATCTCATCTACAATTTTTTTATTATCTTTAAAACTTGCATCAAATTCTTTCTTTTGTGATAGACCACTCTTAAAAGATGTTTGCACTAAATTATCGATATTATTCTTTGTTCTGTCAATATCATCTTGAAATCCTTCAGCAAAACCCTCTGCAGTTCCACGCACAAGACCCTTGCCAAATTCTGAGTCTAATCCTAATGCCTTTCCTAAAGAACCTAAAAATGCCATCTATACTCTCCTTGCCATTAAACCCATAGGTTGAGGTTGCTCTTCTTGTTGTAACTCTACTTGTGGCTCTTCTATTCCAATATCTTCTGTGGGTGCTCTTAACTCATTCATCTTATCGTTAATAATTCTAGAGACAGCAGTTGGTCTTTCTGTTTCCATGCCTTCCATGCCAGTTTGATACTGAACACCCTCTGCTTCAGCTATGGTCATTAAAAGCTCTACTATAATAGGTATAACTAACATACCCACATCAACACTATGTATACCTTCCATAACACTTGCCAATTGTATTGTGTTAGCTAATGTAGCTAATGGTACACCCATCTCTATTACATCAACAAGTTGAGCCTTAAACTGATCTGTATTCATTCTTTCTACATAATAGTTTGTAGCTTGCTCTACAGTTGTTATTTCAGGGGGTGTTTGCCAAGGTCGTGAACCAACCTCAAATGTCATACCCATTCCGGGTATAGGTCTATCAAACGACTGTTCCATCGCCTTCTCCGTTCTTTTGCATTTTTCTTGCTTCTCTTATATGCATTTGTATATCTCTTGCCAAGATAGCGGGTTGCTGATTCATCATTGATGCCTGTTGAATAGGAGGTCTTGATCTAGTCATCATGCCCACACTTTTAGGCTTATCGCCCATTTTAGGCAATTTAATTTTTTCAAACGAACTTAATAATTGTAATGTTGGGTTTGTTATCATTATCCAAATAATCCTCTACTTATGGCTGCAGATCCCAATGTACCAATTAGTTTTCCAACAGCACCTCCTGCTGCAGAACTTGATTGCATGGCTGTGACCTCTCTTCTAATATCAGCACTAAGTTCTGCTTCAGCTAATCTAGCTATCCTATCTAACTGATTATCTGCAGATGTCCATGCCCACTCCATAGTGTCATTATAATGTGACCACAGATTATCATATGCCTCTTTAGATATATCAAGAACTGCGTTTGCATTCAACTCATTTGCTCTGTTTACAGCGACTGTATCTGCTGTTGCAATCTCTCTCCTCCACACTGCGTTATTCTGTGCTATTGCTAGTTGATTCTGTGCATTAAACTGATCACGTTGATTGTTTATCTCTGCGTTAAATCTCTCTACTGTATTCACTTGCCCTGCATTAAACTGAGACTGTGCATTAGCTTGTGTAGCATTAAACTGCGATGCTTGTTGTGCTAAGTTAGAGAAAAACTGATCTACTTGATTTTGTGATGTTGCATTAAACTGATTGGCGGCATTTGTAGCAGCTTGATCTGTAAACAATGCTTGTGTTCTCTGTTGTGCTTTAAACAACTCTGTCTGTTGTTGATTTGTTAAGTTAGCCATGTCTTGCTGTAAGAATGATTGTGCGTTTTGTACAGCGGCTTGTTGTCTGTTATTTAAATTAGATGAATCTAAGTTTGCTAGTGCAGATGCCTCTGCTA